GCTGATTCTCGATTTTCTCCCGACGTTCAAGTTCGGCCTTGGTGTCCGCGAACTCCACAAAGATGCCGGAAATCTGCTCTTCCTCTTCAGGGGTCAAGCCCCGCTCCTCGGCGTCCGCCGCGGCCTGGATGCCGTCCGCAAGCTCGGACAACTCCAGGAGGCGGGCCCTCAGTTGCTCCATGTTTTTCATTGGTCTTCCGCTCCTCTAGGTTGGGTTAAATGCGCTCCGGGGTTCTTTGCCCCCGAGGGTTCCCGTTCTTTGCCGGTTTACCCCCGCGCTACAAGCCTCATTTCCGCAACACGCTTGCGGGCTTCCGTCTCCTTGGGTTTCACTCCCTTGACCAACGCCCGGGGGGCGTTCTTGAAGGGGCGCCGGCCCATTGCCGCAATCTCCATCGGGGCCCCGGTGGTGTCGGCAAACCCCAACTCCACCGCGTCCTCCGCAGTAAACCACGTCTCGGCGTCCATGTACTCCCACACCTCCGCCAAGGGGAGGCCGGTGCGCTCAACATAGACCCCGGCAATCGCGGAGCCCACGGAGTCCAGCAAATCGGCCTCCTTGCGGAAGTCTTCCGCCCCGCCCATTGCCATAGACCACGGGGGGTGAATCATAAGAAACCCGTTGGCCGCAATCTCCACAAAGTCCCCGGCCATAGCGATAACCGAGGCGGACGAGGCGGCCACACCATCCACAGACACGGCCACCTCCGCGGGGTTGCGGCGGAGAGTGTTATACATGGCGAACCCATCGAACACGCTGCCTCCGTAGGAGTTTATCCGCACGGTGATTTTCTCCAGGGCCCCGAGATCCTTGATTTGCTCCGCAAACCGCTTTGCAGAGATACCGCCGGCCCACCCCTCCCCGATATCCTCGTAAATGAGGATTTCGGCCTCTTTGTTCCCCTTCGCCTGAATTTTCATCTCGCCACAACCTCCGCCGCGGTCTCCAAGAGTAGGCCCGCCCAATCCTCAGCCCGCTTGCTGTAGTCTACCGGGGCTTCGGCGCTCCGGGCAATCCCTTCCGCCATTACGGGGAACGCCTTGCCCATCACGTCCGCCGCGGTAACGTCCGGCCGTCCCAGGGCCAGGAGTAGCGCGGTCAAGGGGGCCTCAAAGTAAGCCCACACGGCCTCCGTGTGCCCCCTATACCACCTCCCGGCCCACTCCTCAAAGCCGGCCGGATCCCCGGCGTACCGGTCCCGGGCCTCCGCTAGGGCCCGCTCCTCCCGCCTCCCGGCTCGGGTCGCCGCGTCCAGGAGGGTAACACGGTGGGAAGCCTCCGGGGGCGGGAGTTGCGGGTTCGGTTCGGCGGGCTCCGGCTCTTCCCCGGCCTTTTCCAAGGTCGTGAGGTTGAGTTGTACCAGGAGTTTGTCCCCTTCGGGCCCGACCGGGTTCATATCTTCAAGTTGGCGTATCTCGTTCGGACTGATCGCCCCGAGGGAGAACAAGGTACGATAGAACTCCCCTCGGCTCTTGGAGTCTCCACGAAGGACCCCCTTAAGCTCCACCTTGGTAAAGAACGGGGCGGAGACAAGTTTGCGGTCCGCCTCTTGTTCCATCCGAACCGCCCACGGCAGGAGGGTATCGGACACAAACTCAATCGACTGTTGCTCTATGTTGCTGAAAGTGGCTTTTTCAAGGTCCCCAATCTTGTGGGGTGGGACGCGGAACCACCGGGCCACCTCCGCAACCTGAAACTTCCGTGTCTCCAGAAATTGGGCGTCCTCGGGCGGGATGCCGATTGGTTCCAGTTTGGCCCCCTCTTCCACCACCCGAAGGCCGTGGGAGTTGGCCAAACCGGCCTCCGTCTTGGCGAAGGACTCCTTGAGGTTCTTGCGGGCCGCGTCCGAGAGTTGCCCCGGGTGGTGGAGGGTCATACCCGAGGTTGCCCCGTTCCCAAAGAACCGGGCCCCGAACTCCTCACACGCCAACCCAAGGCCAACGGTTTGGGCGGCCATACGGATAACCGAGTACCCTTGCAACCCATCGAACCCGAGGCCGTGGAGGTGGTAAACCTGGGACGGGTCCAAAGCAATCTCCCCGCCCTCCTGCATAGAGACCGCGTAGACCAACCGGCCGTCCGCGTCCCGGTCCGGGCGGACCCGGTGGGGCTCAATAGGGTAGAGGCCCACCGCCCGGCCGGCCGTGTCCCGTGCAATCTCGGAGTAATGGTTGCCCCACAAGAGGGCGTGTAAAAGGGCGGTTTCTTTCCACGTATAAGCGGACATTTCCGGGCTTGCCGATGCCCGCAACATACGGTCCACCGGGCCCGGTACAATCCGCTTCCGGCCGCCCTCCTGAATCATAACCCGCCACGGAACCGAGGCCACGGACTCCGCAATAACGCGCACACTGGCCCACACGGCCGAAAGTGTAAGGGCCGTTTCCTCGTCAATGTACTTACCGGTGTGACTTTTGCGGAGAATCGTAAAGGTGGTCCCGGAGGGCCGGGAAGGGGTCAACCTGGAGAAAATCCGGGAGAGTAGTCCCACGGTTACCCCTTTACATACTCTTGCTTTGAGCCGGTCCCGTCTTTGCGGTAATGGGCATCAATGGACAAAAGCCGGGCATCGTCGTTGTTTGCGTCCGTGTCGCCGTTGCGGTAGAGGCGCCAAGCCACATTGCAAGAGACTTTGTACCCCGTAAGGTCAATCTCCCCGAACGTGGTAACGGCCTCGGTATCCGCCACCCCGCCGTGGCCAACCTTCAACGTCCCGGACACCTCGGAGGACCACGCCGAGGCCAGAAGCCCCGGCCCGGACACTCTCCAGTAAAACCCCCAATCCACGGCGTCCGCGGAATTGGCGGTCAGCATCCAATGGATATGGGGCCGGAGGGCCGTCCCCTCCGCCCACTCGTGAATAACCTGCCACGAGCCGGCCAAGATGTTAACGGCGTTCCCAGCGAAAAGATAAGTCCCGGGAAAGTCCGTCAAGGTGGTGTCAACGGAAGGGTCCGAGACCAACCCCGGGGGGTTGACACCCACCGCCCCTTGTACCAAGTCCGTCCAGGTATGGGAGTGGCGGTCCCCGTCCCCGGCAAATACGGCCACCTTGCGGGCGATAAAATCAACCGCAATGTCCGTGTCTATGTCTTCCACATCCCCGGGGGCGTACCGCGTCCCACGGATCTGGGCAACCTGGAGAAATCGGACGTACACCCGTCCCCCTTGCTAGATAACAAGTATCCCGCGTTCTTCATACACGGAAATGGGGTCTTTGGCAACCACCCCGTCCAACTTTAACCCGAGGGCCATAAGAAGCGCAACCATACCGTCTATCTTCTCGTGGGAGTGTTTCTTGTCCGGCGCCATGTTCTCGTTTACGTCCCGGCGGGCCACCACGTTGGACCCCATCCACACCAACGGCCCGTTACCGCCGTGGTCTATCATCCGGGCCGCGTACATCCGTTCAAAGTGTTTCATCGGCGGATTGAAAGACTTGGGGCCTTGCCGGAACTCAACCAAGGGCGCCCCGTCTTCCATCAACTCCGTGGTAAGGTGGGTGGCGTTCCACGGGTCATAGCCCAACGCCTGGATATCAAACCGCTCCATCGCCTCCACCACCGCCCGGCGGATAAAGGCATAGTCGGTCACGTTGCCCGGGGTGGCTATCAACTCCCCACTCTCCACCCACCGAAGGTAGGGAATATTTGCCTTCTCTGTCCGCGGCCGCACCACCGCCTCGGGTACAAAATACCAACCGTGGGTTTTGTACCGGTCCCCCACCTCCCAAACCAGTTGGACCGCGCAAAGGTCGGAGGTGGACGCCAAGTCCATCCCGCCCCAACACGGCACCCCCTCCAACTCCTCCAGGTCCACGGGGCCGTCGCACCCTTTCCACACCTCCCCGTTCAGCCAAGCCCCTTTGGCCGTGGTCCAGATGTTAAGACGTTTGGTCCGAAACTCATAAGCGGAATCTTGGGACGCCTTGGCCTCCTTGGCGAACCCCCTAAACTCATCGGCCTGGACCGCCACGCCAAATAGCGGGTTGGCCTTGGGCCACACCTCGGGGTCAAACTCCCGGCCCTGTTCTATATCTTCCACGTCCAGGGTGTATATCACCCCAAAGAAGTGGTCCGCCTCCACCACCCCCTCCAGGACCTTGGTTGCCAGGGTCCTTTGCTCATAGCAAACCCCGTCCGTGTTGTATCCGGCGGTTGTGATGGACCACAAGAGGGGGTTTTTACGGGCCCCGAAGGCGGAGCGGAGAACGTCGAAAAGAAACCGGTCCTTATGGGCGTGCAACTCGTCCAGGACCGCGAGGTGAGGGTTCCAACCGTCCTGGGATGCCGCTTTGGCGTTGATCGGCTGCATAAACCCGCCATTTTCCCCGCAGGTAATGGACCGCGCCCACGGCTGGAGGCCGAACCACTCTTGAAGGGCGGGGGTTTTCTCAACCATACGCTTGGCGGGGTGGAAAACCTTTTGCGCCTGGGCCCCGGTGGTGGCCCCCACGATAACCTGGGGCCCAATCTCGTCCTCACACGCTAGGCAATAGAGGGCAACGCCCGCGGTTAGGGTGCTTTTGGCGTTTTTCCGCGCCATTTCGACGTAGACGCGGGTAAACCTCCGGGCCCGGGTCTCTTTGTGGCGCCACCCGAACACAACGGCCAGGATAAAAACCTGGGCGGCCTCCAGGTGGAGGTGCGGGGTGTCCCACACCCCCTCAATATGGGGCAACTTCTCGATAAACCCGCACACGTCCCCCGCGTGCCACTCGTCAAACACATAGTCCCACTCCCGCTTTTTGAGGTCGGAGAGGTGGCGTTGGGCCGCAAGCCGGGTCCACTTGCAGAACCGGCGCCCCTTCTTGTCCTTGGCCGCCTCCCGGGCGTACTGGAGGGCGGTTTGGGCGTAGTCTCTACTTTGGGCGGGCTTTGTGGCCATGTTTCGCAAAGGGGTTTTTGGGTTCTTGGCCGGCGGCGGCGCCCACACGCGCCCGGGACGAGGGCGTAAGGCCGAAAAGCTCGTAGTATTGGCGAAGCGTTGTCAATGTAGCGTTATCCGGGTTTTTCCGTTCCCGATACATCCCCATGATACGCCCGTGTAGTTGGCACAAGTGGGCGAAGGCGGACAAGTCCCCCTCGGTTAATACCCGCTGGGATTGGAGTATGGGGAGAAGCCGGGCCCACTCCATGACCCCGTCCGGGTTCATCCACTCCGGGGCGGGTTTGGAGTGGAGGACCGCGGGAAACTCCACAAGATTCTCTTTGTTGTCCCGGCAAGGCTGTATAGTCCC